AGTGCACGGCGTTGTGCGACAAAGTTTTCCTTGTATAATCCAGCTTCACGTTGTAAAATTTCAATTGGATAGATACGACCGTTTTGATTCTTTGCTTCAGCACGTTGAAGAAGTACGTTCTTCAACATTAATGGCTTACTAACATCTGCTGCTTCTGCAAGAAGGTCTTTACCGTATTCAATGACGTTATATTCAACTAATAAGTTCTTCATATTACTTTCCTCTGATTTCCCGAATCTTTCCTGCGAGATGAATAAGACGAGCTTCTAATTTGATAAGACCTTGTTGAGTACGACGATATAATGCTTCACTGGATACGTTTGATTCCTTTTGTAATCGAGCGTTCATCTTGATACTACGTTCGATTTCTTGAAGATTTTTATTGACTTCGGAAATAGCTTTTGCAATCTTTTGGGTGGGGGTAGAACTTTCATCCTTCTTATATTCGTGGTACCGCATCTTTGATTCAGCTAAGTTCTCCCTTTGAAGTTGTTCAAGTCTATCTGCACGGTGTTGTAATTCCTTTTCACCTTTATCTGTTAAGGTGTAGCCTAATTGTGTAGCTACATTCTTCATTTTTGCGATATTCTTGGTAATGTTACCACGGAATGCTTTAGGAGTTAAATACGCTCCTGCACCAGCGGACGTACTGATTTCATCTAGTTCTTGTTCAAGAACCTTGCGGATGAACGCTCTAAGCTTTTTTTCGTTGGTCATAGGGACTTAAGCTCCTTAAGAATTTCATATGCAATCAACATTGCGGTCATATGATTTTCCTTGATGACCGATGCTGATTGAATTTTTTGTAATTGTGATACGATTTCGGCTAACTTAATACGAATGACCTTATCAGTAATCTTCTTAGATTTTTCACCGATTTCTTTTACTAACCGGCGACTTTCAGTAGTGGTGTATTTCTTTAAATTTCCAGTATTAGAAATATTATAGATATATTCTTGGAGAAGTTTCTTTTGTGCTTCGTCCAATCCCTTATATTTTTCATTGAAACGTTCAATTAAGATTCTATAGGAAAGGAAGCGAATATCATCTTCTTGACTACGAATGATGGATGCTAATTCGTTATGTTCCTTGATTTCTTTTGCAGAAATTTTACCTGACAAATGTTCTACAATTGTGAATTGACTACTAGCCAATTCTTCGATGGTGGTTACATCACCAATACCATTTACTGCTGCATCAAAACTCTTGTAGATAGAAGCGTAAATCTTGTAAGAAGGAACACGTGCAGAGAAGAATTCTTTGAGGTCAAAGTTCTTCTTGATTTCCTTAATTAAATGGTATTTTTGTGCGTTTAATGCGTTTTGGTCGAGATTCTTTCGTTGCTCAGTAACTAACTTTAATAATTGGAATGCCTTTTGTTCAGAAAGATTTTGAACATTAAAGAATGCCCGATATAACATTAATTCTTTTCCAAGTTCTTTCTTGGAGTTAAAGAATTCACGCATGAGCTTAACAGCGACACTATCCTTCTTGTTTTCCATCACATCAGAAGTGATTTGACGTACTAACAATTCGAAAAGGATGCCGGTGTTTCTTAACTTATTATGTTTGATACTAGATTTCATAAGAAAATCCGCCGTAAGTGAAAAAATACCTTATCATATATTAAATAGTATGAAGATTCTTAGTCCGTTAGATTTTGGTCCATTTCTAAGATATTTTCTTCATTTAAGATACTGCTGGTTTTTTCTGATTTAGTTTCCAACTGTTTAATAAGATTAGAGATTTCAGCACTTTCTAATGATAATGGGGACTTCTTAGAAGGTTTACGTTGTTGGCCGACCCGTAATGCACCAAGGTTTTCTCTGTGACCGAGTGGGTCACGACCACGGGGGTGACTATCTTGACCATACTTTTGACCGACCTTTGGACGACCCATCTTGGCTTCTTCTAATTCCTCTTCTGGAACTTCAAGTTCTGTTTCTTCTTCACCAGAATTTAATGACGCTAAAATGGTGTCTACATCATCAATCTTTTCCTCTCCTTCAGCTGGGACTTCATCTCCCGCCGAAGGTTCTTCACTAGGTTGTGCTTCTGCTGGTTGTTGTCCCTGCTGCTGTGGATTTGCTGCAGCTTGTTCAGTCGCCTGTAACTGACCTAGCATCTCTACGTCCTTTGCCACCTTTTCCTGTTCGTTGCGTGCGTCATCTTCAGCAATTTGAAGAATATTGTGGTAAATCCAATCACGGGATAAGAACTTACTTGAAGCGATATCATTTGCCAACGCAATCTTCTCCTTCCAAAGATTGAGTTTTTCTTGTTCGTAAATGACTGATGGTGAGGTCATTTCGATTTCAAAGTCAATCAATTCTTCGTCGGTGAATCCTTGGACGTATAAATGGATGATTGCAATTTTGGTGAGTTCTGACACCATAATACGTTGAATACGTTCGATGGTACGTGCGAAACGAACGTCTTGTGCTGCCAACGATGCCTTTCCACTATTATCTTCTTCGTACCCAAGGAATGACTTCGGTACCTTGAACGCTGCCATCAACTTGTTACGGAGATATTCAATATCTTCAATTGCGTTGAATTGAAGACCTGGAAGGTTGGTAATATCGGTTCCAGAATCCTTACCACGTACAGGAAGATAGAAATCTTCCGTGATATTCATCATATTATAACGAAGGTTATAATCACCAGTCTTTGGGTCCACCAACGGTACCTTCTTCATGCGGTCAATGATACGTTGCATGTGGGTATCAATTTCATTTGGTGGAATATTACCAATATCGACCAATACCTTACGCTTGTCTGGTGCTCTCATAATACGATGAATCAACATCGCATCTTCCATCAATTGAAGTTGCTTCCAAACACGGCGACCACCTTCAACCATACTCTTACCATATGGGAGGAAGTTTGTATCAGATAGTAAACGGAAATGTGCGATTTCGTAGTTATCGAATTCTTTTTTGCCTAATGCTAAGAAATCATTTTCAATCTTAAACTTGACTGAGAATGGATTTGCCGCGTCTGTACCTTCTACACGAATGGTTTCATAAACTGAAAGTGGTATAACGTTTACAACCCCATACTTTTCATCAATGTCAAGGAATAAGAAAAAGTCCCCATACTTTGCCATATTTCTGACCCAAGGCCAGAGATTGAATTCAACATTCAATACGTCATAGAATAAGTTATGGAGAATATCTTGAATTTGTTGGTTCTTTGAGCGGATACTAAGTACTTGGCCGAATTCGTCTTTAACTGTTGATTCATCGGCGTAAATGTCCATTACTGATGAGATAATAGGGTCATTATCCATCATGTCATAATCACGGAACAATTGTAACCGTGACCCTTGGAATGCTGCCGCGGATTCATAACGTCCTTGGTGTGAACCATATCCGCCTGTTGCAGACGAATATACACGATGATACCGGTCAATACCCCGTCTATTAATAAACGATTGGATATTGTCGGTATCAGCGACTTTAAGACGTTTTCCGCCTACATTACGGACAACTGTATTTGTAGAGAACAGTTTCCGTAGGCGACCAAAAATACTAGTATCTGCCATAACCCCTCACTTAGTAAGTAAGAATGGAGTCGAGAATCTTCATCAATGGGAAGAAATCGACTTCCTTATTATCTTCTGCAATATCTTCTGCGACTAAACGTAATTCTGCGACCTTACCTGCCAACACCATCTTTAACAACTTCCAGTGGTCGTGGTTGAAGATAGTATATGGAGTTTCATTTAATGAGGTCGCTAACATTTGTAATTCAACTAATGCACCAGCCAACTTATTTTGGTCTGCTTCACTTAACTTGGTAGATAATTCTGCCAAATGTGATTCGAGTGCAACGAGAGAAACGCGACGTTCTGTTTCTTCTAATAATAAATCTTTTAATTTTGTACTCATCTTATTTCTCCACATACTTCTTAAGTAATGTATAATATTTGGGGTTCTCTGTCAAGTGGGCCGCGGCGATTTTTGCCGTGGTAACCACATTTCCATTCGTAACGTCTTTATGTTCCATTTCGACATTCATACCCATATGGAATTCTTTTGGGTCAAATTTATAACCCATTTTCTTTAGAATAGCATCGGAAACTTTCCGTGAGACTTTTTCTTTCATATTACCATTTCCGACACGACCAATAACGAGCCTTGGTACGTGGGCCTGGGTTTGCACAATTATGACGTGCTCTAAATGAACGGCGACGAGCTGGATTCGACTTCTTAATTCTCATTGTCTTATCACCGAAGTTGACCTTCTTGACGTTTCCAGTACTTGGGTCTTTGACGAATACCTTAAACTTCTTTACGTCACCACGCATTGGTTTTCCAAGTGGAACCTTACGACCGTGATATTCTGCTTCTTGAAGAGGTTGACCTTGTGCCCGCATAATTTCCATTGCGAGACAACGTGGACAATATTCTTCAATAATATCTTCTTCGTTAACAGGAACGCAATTTGGAACCATCTTACCACCCTTATCCTTCATTCCAACTTGCTTATATCCTTCCCAACAAGCTTCAGTCATTTGTTCCATATTATTCTTCCTTTTTCTTAAAGGTTGAAACCATCGTTGGTTTCCCACCGGGGTTTCCTGCCTTCCGTTTTCTGGTGACTGCTGACCGTTTTTCACCTTTACTCATTGCTGCTGCGGAACGAGCGGGTCTACACTTTGGATACTTTGCTGACCCACCCTTTCGTTCTTTCTTACCAGCGGAAGCTCCACACGGTGGATGCTTGCCGGTCTTAGGGTCTTTTCTGGAAATGTCTACCCACTTTTGACGAATCCACTTTCCAAGTTCACCCTTGGTTTGGTACTTTTCGTCGAGGTCGATAGAAACTTCAACAAGTAAATCGGAGAGTCGTGTCATACTGGTTTAGATTTGGTTTTACCACCACGCTTCCGCTTTCTGCGAGCTGCGCAATGGGCTCGTTGACTAAAGCCTTTGGGATTGTTGCAGTTGATAGATTTTTTATATTCTTTTGTCCAAGTTTCGTCTATAGAAACTAGTCCACTCTTTTGTAAGAAATCTTTTACATTAATTTTTATATTTTGTTTTTTAAAATCTTTTAATCTATCTAACGCCATTTCTTTTCTATTGTTGATATCTTTAACTTGATTAAGCATATCAATGACCCCATCAATCATTTCTTTTTGGTCGGAGTCCACTTCTTCAAGTATTATATCAACTAATTTAATCATTACTTTCCCCTCTTCCACCCACCGCCCATACTCTTGTACTTCTTTGCTGCCCACAAGTTAGCATATGCGGATGGGTAAACTTTGAACTTGGCTCGGGCTGCTGCCTTTGCCTTAGCCCACTTATCTGGACTAGTTGGAATATTTCTTTCCAAAATATCACTAATACGGGAACTCCGAACTGCTAAATCATCTGGATTGTCTGGGGTTTTCTTGGGTTCATCGACCTTAACATCAAAGTCACCTTTGGTAGCATCAAATCCACCCCAAGGGTATGCTTCGTATAAGTCAGAAAAGAAATCTTTGTATTTCATATTACTTTAAGAACTTCAACTTGTAAATAGTTGATGAGATTAATCCAGAAATTTCATCAACAGTATTGTTGAGTTCACCATCTTGTGGAAGTTGACCACGGGTTTCGTCTACAAACTTTTGAAGCCCAGTAAAGTAGCTCACGGTAGAATCATCTTCAAGGATGGTGTTACTTGGCTTATATCCCTTAAGAATACCATAACGACCTTGATATGATTCTACATAAGTGTCAACCAAGTCCACGATATCTTCATAATACCCTTGCAATGCCTTATGTTGTGCATAAGATGGAGTTTGGAGATGGAAGATATGTGCTTGTTCTCTACTGGAAAGGAGAATAGAGATAAACTTGACGACTGGTGACATGATTACTTTCCTTCCTTCTTTGGATGATATCCCTTCTTCTTCATCCAGTGTGCAAGTGCCCAAGGATTATCAATTTCCTTGTGCTTCTTCATAGCGAGAACCGTCTTTTCCCAACCTTCAGGTGCTACTTCACTGACTGATTCTGCCATTGCTGCCATATCTTGGTCAACTGGCTTATCGGTCTTTTCTTCTTGACCGTATTCGTGATAACTCGTATTTGCTTGGTCTAAATTATTTTCTGCAACTGCGATGTGGTCTTGAATCCATGCTGGAATGTCCTTTTCTTCCATTCCAATCTTACCCTTTAATTCAGTTGCATGACGGATGATAGAATCAAGGGTTTTGGTTGCCATTGATACTTCATGGTCTTCGTTTTCCTTACCTTCCTTTTGCATTGCCTTACCGATTGCATCACGACGATTCTTTAAATACTTGTCGGATGAATCTACGTCCCCATCATTATCAATGTCAGCATCTTCTTGACCAACTGGGTCTAATGCTTCCAACATTCCGTCAATCTTTGCAAGTTGTTCTTCGGTAAGGTTAGCTTCTTCCTTTAACTTCTTTAAGGTCATTGCGAGACGAGCACGCTTTCCAAGCTTACCACCCTTTTCTGCCGCTGCCTTAAGGTCAGCTGCTGGAATCTTTTCTCCAGCTGGGACACCGAGTTGCTTATGGAGTGCACCTGGCTTTTCGATTGCCTTTTGAATCCACTTTTCTTCTTCTTTAAGTGAACCCACGGCTGGTAGTTCAACTAATCCCATCAACTTAATCATATTGTTCTCCATTTTTGCAGCTGGTACTTGTAATGGTGTTTTGGTTTTACGTGCTTGCATATAACGCTTAAACAAATCTCTTTTTGCTTTCAGATACTTGTCGCTAATATCTA